ACCGTGGGCGAGCGGAGCTTCTGGTGTTTGAAGGTGGGTCCCACTAGTATATAAATTGGGCCGATGGGAACAGATGGCCCAATTACCTATTTAAGTTATGGGCCGTAATCATGGAGGCCCATAACTTGATCTATAATTGCCTGCACCAAATTAAAATGCTTTAACATTATTATTTATAAGGTGCTCTTACATATCATTAATATACAATTAAACCCCAAAATTTTGCCTAAATTGATATGGCTCAATTATCTGCAACCCATGCAGTCCCGTGTTTTCTGCTATCACCATGTCGACTATCTCTACTATGTCTTCTTCCCTGATGGCACTGTATCCGGTGTCTCTGTATCGGTTGATGAGTGCCGTTTTGATTTCCTCTTCTGTTCCATTGAAATCGAATGGCGCTATAATCTGGTCGTATGAATATGGTATGATGAATCTTCGATTCATCATGTTTGGCTCTCTTGTAGTCGCAACTCTGATGATGCATCTGACAGTTTCTGTAATTAGATGCACTTCTATCTTGAACTCCACTCCCTTGCTGTTCCGATAGTTGATAGTCATGCTCTCTTTGTTGTCTTGTTTATTATGTTTGTTGGCTGTTCATTTATAAGCAATATATTTTTTTATAAGTGGCTGTAATTCATTTAATTCCCTTGGTTTTGATTCATACACGTCTCATGATTTATATTAATCATGTTAATGGTATAGAACGTTATCTTGATAACGTTCTTAGTCTTGAAAAAAAAAACAGTACGTCATAATATTATTATTATGACGGTAGAATAAAAAAAAAGAAAAGAAGAAGAAAACAACACTATACATATCCTATGAGAAAAAATGGGAACGCAGTGGAACGGAAAACTCTTGATCTTAAAACACGAAAAAGGAAGAAGAAAAAGGAATAGATGGTGAAAAAAAAACTGTCTTGGATTAACGAAGTTAATCCATGCTAACAAAAAAGGAAAATTGTTGTCTAAATAAATTACTGCTGTAATTTATTTTTTACTGTGGTGTTATTTCCCTCTAATTACCCAAGGTTATTTGTACCCCAATAGCCTGGGTAATTTGTACTCCATTACACCGATTGTGTCTCCAATGTATTGGAGACACAATTGGAGTCATATGACCTCAATTCCGATTATACCCCTGAAAAGCTGAAAGGAAGGCGCGTGCTATTGCGCCTACAAAGTTAGCTTCCTCTCTCCTCCGATGGTTTCCAACCCCTATTCCGGCTGATTCCGGCACCAATTTACGACACGCGCGGCGGTGCGTACCCCTGGGAGGGTCGAAATCACTACGCTACGCAGCAGCCTTAGCTACGCCGGAGCTTAGCTCGCCCACGTTCTAATATT